AGAGATAGTGTTCATTTTTTACTTAAAAACAATTTACGAGCATACAGACAGATAACTGATGTTGCTGAAACTCGTGAATTACAATTAAATAATGTTCAACAATAGTTGAAGATAACAAAGGAGATCACATGAGTGATGAAGTAATATGGATTAATGTAGTACCTAATCCAAATAAGACAGCAGACAATCAACCAGATTGGGTTGCACCTGCAAATCCTAACGCACCAGAGGGTAAGAAATGGACCATAGGTGTTAAGATAGGAGACAGTTGGCATAATCAAGCAGGTTGGAATACCAAAGCTGATAATGGAGAATTAACAGGGGGAATTACATTTAAGTTAACTCCTAATAGTTCTAGTGGAGTTCCACAATCAACAGAAAATAAAGGGTTTCCAAAAGCTCCTATTTCTGCTAACAAATCAGAGTATAAGTTTTAAGTAATTAAAATTTATATAGTCTTGGAGGGGTTTTTTCTTTCTTAGTTCCCTTTCGGTAGTTTTCCTCTCCAGGACACTAAAAAAAATATGGATAAAAAAATAACAGAGATAGATCAAGAAATTGAAAAAAAGATTGTTGATGAACGTCAAAAAGATTATGGCAATTATCAAGAAAACTTTATTATGTTGGCAGAGATGTTTACTATTATCTTAGCTGGTAATTTAAAAACACGAATTAAACCACACCAAGTAGGTCAATTAATGATGGGGTTAAAACTTTATAGATCTACCAAGAATTTTAAGGCGGATAACTATACAGATTTAAGTATATATAACAAGATGACTAGAGAGATACACAAAAAAGAGGTTGCCAAAAAGGATAAAGTATGACAAAATATACAAGAATCAAAAACGGAGAGTGTAGTTTTCAAATTATCGAAGATTTTGATTCAGCAGAAAAGGCTGCAAATCTTTCCAATGATGGGAGTAATGCAGAAGTAAAAATTGAGAATATTAAACTCGATTTTACAACAGTAAAAAAGGAGCATGATGGAAAACATCAAACTGCGTCTGCAAAAGCTAAAGGACCTTCAAGAGAAGAAACACAAGAAGTATCTGGAAGCGAAGTACAAAGCAAATAAGTATCAAAAAGATTCTTATAGATTGTTTTGGAAAATAGAACGGACAAAAGAAGAATTAATGACAGCAATATAGTCATTGGTTTAAGGGTTAAAAAAAACAAAGGAACTGTGAGGGGATTCTATGACTAAAAATATAAGGTTCAATGAGATTAAACTTGCAATGAAAGCTGGTCATTACGCAAATCTAAATAAAAGAGAAGATAAAATATATAAGAACGCATTTGTCAATGGTTATAAGTTAGCCAAAAAACATTTAAAACAAAATGAATATGACCTTGTTAAGATTGTAGGTTATTCTTTTTCATCTCCACAAAGAGCAACAATAGATAATATTATTAATTACATCTGTAAAAAATATGAAGTATCAAAGGTAGAATTGCTCGGCAAGAAAAGAACTTTAGATATTGTAAGATCAAGAAACATTATTCATAATTTATTAAATGAAAAATATAAAATGAATCTAACAAATATTGGTAGGTACTTTAAGCAAGATCATACTACAGTATTACATTCAATAAAAATGAAAGCTAACAAGAAAAGATATTGGTCAAAGGAACAAACTATATGGCAAGAGTTTCAAGAACTAAAAGAAGTGTTATAGGAATTAATTGGAATCTAAGATGCAGATTAAAAATAGAAAATTTAGAACATCAAGTAGATGATCTTAAATCTTATATAAAACAATTAGAAAGAAAAAATAAAAAATTACTTCTTAAAATTACTTAGCTGTCTTAGCTGCTCTTTTAAATTGTTTAGCAGTTGGTCTACCTTTTTGTCCTGGTTTACGCATTTTCTCTTTACTACCTGCTGCAATTCTTTTACGCTTCGCATGAATGTTTGCGTATAGTCCTTTTACTTTAGCCATTATTTTCTTTTTTTAGATTTAGACTTCATTATTTTTTTCTTCAAAGCTGAAGGCAAAGTTTTTTGCTTTGCTGTTAGTTTGCTTTTACCTTTTGATTTACCATACATAATTGTTTTCCTTTTGTTGTTTAATTTTTATCATACAATAGTTATCAAAACAACTACCATCTTTTCCATTGTGGCAAAACCTTTTTTTTTGTGCATTAATTATCCAACCACCCATATTAGAGGTTAATTCTTTATTACATACCTCACAATAACCACAAATTAATAATTGTTCCTTTGGTCTAACCCATGTTCTATTTTTTTTCATTATATAACTTCTCTTTTCTCACACATAAATCTAGTGTAAGCTCCATATTTATTTACAAATTCTGGAGTTAAATTAGATACAACTTCTTCTGAATATTTATATCCATAAACTGTACAATCATACATACTATTAAATTGTACTTGAGGTGTAGGAATAGCTTGGCACTTATTACCTGGTGTGGTGCTACACATCAGCATAATCAGAACAACAACTTTCATTTCTTATAACCAAGTCCTGTTTTTCTATTACTATATAATTTTTGCCATGACCAAGAACTTAATTTAGTTGAGTAATGATAAATAAATAATACTATTGCTTTCACTTTTTCTTTTTTTTCTTTTTGCAATTACAAAAATCAAAAGTTAAAACATCTTCTACTTTTTTAAATTGGTCATCTATCCAAGCAAAGAACTTATAAAATATTTTGTCTACCATTTTTTGCAACTCCAATATCTTGCACTTAATTTATTAGTTGCTGTAGCACATCTGTGTCTAGCACGAAAGGATTTTCTTCTAGCAGGATTAGATTTTCCAATAGTCATGTTGGCATCACCATATCTAATGAGCTTAACTTTATTGCCTGACTTAGCTAGTACCGCAAACTTTTTAGTTTTAGTTCTAGCATTTTTAGGTTTGTTATAACCTGCAAATTTTTCACCTCTATAATTTATAGCCATTATTTACTCATTAACCTATCCATGTGAGCATATATTCTACCCATCTGTTTGTCTATGTTTAGCAGTTCTTGCTGCAACATTCCAACTAAAGTTTGTAGTTCTACCAAAGTAATTAAAACCCATGTGGATAATCCCATTAAAATAGTGGCAACAAGTGGCAATAAAAATCTATAATTACTCTGTTTCATTGGTTGGCTTTGGTAAAGGTAAAATTATACTATCATCAGTTAAATACTTGGGTATTTTTAATTTCTTTTTAGGTTCTATAAACTTATCCCCCATTAAAGTAATGTCTGGATTTTCTTTTTTGTAGTCATCTTTTAAACTATCCCAAGCACTTCCAGAATCCTCTGGTCTGTTATTTATTTCTGTTGGAGTAACACCTCTACATTTAGATACCAATAATCTAAAGTTTTTGTTGTATGCAAGACTAGGATTATTATTAACTCTACCACACATTTTCATCAACTCTAGTTGTTGTTTAAGATCTACATTTTCTCTTATAGTCTTACAATCTACACCTAAATATTTTCTGTATGTAAAACTTAAATATTGTTGTTCGTTAGTGCTGTTGTCTGAGTAATTATAATCAGTATCACGTCTCTCTGTTCTTACTTCCATGTCACCACATCTTGCACCATACTCGTTAAGATATTCGTTTTTAGGATAAGCAGGTTCGGCAAAGAAAGCTAACATGGTTAACATTATAATAAGTATTGCGGTAAATCTGTAATCCATCCTCACTATCTCCATCCATAACTACCTATTCAAATCCTTAATATCGTAAGAATGTTCTCTTACTTGATCTGCTAAAGTTCTATATAAATTTTCTGCCATCTGCCATGTAGCTTCAGCAGAAGATAACCTTGTGTTCATTTCTGCAATTTTATCTTGAGCAACAGTTAAATCTCTTTCAAGATTAACAATTTGTACTTCTGAATTATTAATTGTTGTTGTTAAATTTAAAACATATTTTACAGAAGTAAAACCCCCAACTACTATTGAAGCGACTACTGGTATAAATATAAAATTCTTTTTAAATAAATCTGCAATGTTCATTCACAAAATCCTCCAATAAACTGATTGCCATTTTTTAATAACCATTTATTAGATTGGTCATCATAGATAGCAATATCTTCCCTTACATCATCTATCGCTTGAAAACAATTCTTTTGTTTTGGTAGCGGCAAATACATAAGGTTTAGTTTACTGGAGACTGTAAACTCTGCTTGTGAGCTTAGTAAGATTATAATTAACTTACTCATCATCTTCCACCACCTTTGTAGCGTGTTTGTTTTTTTTGTCTTTTAGCTGATTTGTTTTGGCTTTTAGTGTGTACACCTGGTCTTTTCTTTGGCTTATCTCTTGGTACAAAGTGTGTAAACTTTTGCTTAGCCATTATATTTTTTTTCCCATATTTCTTTTTGAGTTAATCCTACCTCATCTTCTTTTATTTTTAATTTATGATCTATTTTATTTAAGTCTATTTCTTCAACTAAAGCATATCTATAAACTTTTTCTTTACCATCATTCCATTGAAAGTGTAATAGATGTTTTTTTTCAGTATAATTTTTAACAAGACCTATATCAAATGCTAACAATGTCATTACT